TCAGTCTTATGGTAAGCATCAGCCACAACAAAAAAAATTGTCGGCAAAAATCAAAAACCATGTTCAGCAAGTAAATCCAACGGATTTTACTGTTGACATATTTCAAAATAAGAGATAGGAGTGAGTGAAAACATGACGACAATCAACACCGTCGAAGAACTCAAAGCGGCATATCCGAACCTTTCGGCGGAAATTGCCGAAATCGCCGCAACAGCAGAACGCGAACGCATACACGCAATAGAAAATATCGCGCTTGCGGGGTTTGAAAGCATTATAAGCAGGGCGAAATTCGAAGCCCCGGCAACCGCCGAAAACGTAGCTATGCAAATTGTGGCGGAACAAAAGAAGCAGGGCGGCGAATATCTCAAAAATGTCGCTGCCGATGTAAATAGCAGCGGCGTCGGCGACGTTGAACCCGAAAATAAAGAGGGCGGTGCGGAAAGCGCGACAAACCCGTATGACGCGGCTATTGACAACATACTGCCCAAAAATGACAAGGGAGGAAATTAAAATGTTTGACATCAAGACGTCAGAAAAGCACCTTGTAAACTTTGTTGCCGGGCCGTTTCCGATTGTAGCCGATTACGGCACGGTTGAAGCCGATGCGGAAATTCGCCCTCGCGCTCCTATTGTGCAGGACACAGACGGAATCAAGGAAGCGACGGCAACCACCCTTGATAAATTGATAGGGATTTCGGCGGCAGAGCCGAGTGGGGACGAAGTAATATACTACATGACGGGGGAATTTTTCACACAAGCCCTTGTGTTGCCGCCGGGCGTAACGGCGGAAGCCTTAAAACCCGAATTACGCAAGTTAGGTATTTTCTTGCGGGAGCGCAGCCGGTTAGACGGCGACCCGACCCCGGATGATGACACAGGAGCAAACACTAACGGAAGCGGAGGTACAGCATAATGTCCAATATAAGTATATTTGACCCGCGCACAATGGGGCGGGTAATAGAGCGTATGCCGCGAGTGCATACGTTTTTTCGTTCCACCTTTTTTCGCAGAGTAAAAACGTTTTCAACAAAGAGCATTGACGTTGATTTCAAAAAAGGCAACCGCGCTCTTGCGCCGTTCGTTCATCCGAAAATCGGCGGCAAAACCGTTCCCAACAAGGGATTTCAAACAAAGACATACACGCCGCCGTTGGTTGCACCGAACAAAATTACAACGGTTTCCGACCTTGAACAACGCCGCGCCGGAGAAAACATCTACAGCGGACGAACCGCCGCCGAACGCGCCATTGAAAAAATGGCCGAGGACTTCCGGGAGCTTGACGAAATGATTACCCGCCGTGAGGAATGGATGGCGGCGCAAGCGATTTTCACGGGCAAAATCCCCGTAATCGGGGACGGATTGAACGAGGAAATAGACTTTTCCTTTACAAACAAGGAAACATTGACAACAAAATGGTCGGCCGCCGGCGCAGACCCCATATCGGACTTAAAGCGTTGGCGCAAGCATGTTCAAAAAACCGGGTTCATTAACCCGAATATTTGTATTATGGCGGACGATGTAGCCGCGGCATTTATCAACAACGCCAAAGTGCAAAAATTGCTCGACATCAAAGCATATGACCTTGCCGTTATCAAGCCGCGTGAACTCCCGAACGGCGTAACCTATGTAGGGACAATCAACGGGTTAGGGCTTGACATCTACACATATAACGAATGGTATCTTGACGACTGGAGTAACCCGGAAGCTCCCGTGCAAATGCCTCTTGTTCCGGACGGAAAGCTCGCGCTTCTGTCAACGACGGCGGCGTATTCCCGTTATTACGCGGCGGTGACGATTCTTGACGGGCGCGGCGGTGACGAAGATTTCCGCACCGTCGAAGGTGCGCGTATTCCCGATTCATGGGCGGAGCGAAATCCGGCGCGGCGATTTTTACAATTAAACAGCCAACCCCTTCCCGTGCCGCATGAAGTGGACAGTTGGTTCGTTGCAACCGTGTTGTAGCCGTGGGGTTCAAAGACCATGTAGCGCGTGATATTCGGGCTATCTACAGCAACACCGATGAACACGCCGATTTAACACGAGTTCGCTATAACTCGAAGCGGGCGCGGCGAATCCCCGTTACCTTTGACCACGACGGTCACGGGCAAGAACGGAAAAAACCCGCCGCCCCGTTTTCGGATAATGTCAACGATGTTTTCGTTTCGGACTTGGTGGTTTATATCGCCGTTGAGGATTTAAACACAATCCCCCGCCGCGAAACCCCGATTGAAATCGGAGACGAAGTTTATAACATTATCCGTGCAGACAACGAAAGCGGGATAATGAAACTTTGGCTGTCAATGTATGACGAATAGGGGGGTGCGCCGTGGTTGAAATTACCGCCGAACAGCTCAAAAGAATTGAACTGCTCTTACAGGGCGTACCCGCCGACATAGAAAAAGCCCTGTACGGTGTAGTGAACCGCACAAGAACGACCGTAAAATCCGAAACCATAAAGGGGATTAAGCGGACATACGCGATAAAACACGGGGACATTCGGGCGGAAAGCAACATTAAATTAAAAACGACTAAAACGGGTGGCGGGGTTATCGGACAGGTGATTTTTGCCGGTGCGGCAATCCCGTTGATGCGTTTTAGCGTATCCCCCCAAACCCCAACGCCGCGACCCGACCAAAACGTTAGCGTGGGCGTAGAAAAGGGGACAAAAAAGCGGCTTGATAACGCCTTTATCGCACAAATGAGAAGCGGGCATTTGGGCGTATTTGAACGGTTGCCCGGTGAGTATATGCGAAATCGCCCGAACGATACCCGACATTCCGAAAAAATAGGTTCAAACGCACGATTCCGAACCGACCAATTTTACGGCCCCTCTGTTTCAAAAATGGCCGAACGGGAATCTGTCCGAGATGAAGCGGAAGCCGCCGCTATGGCAACCATGGGCAAGCGGGTAGAGCATGAAATATCTCGCATTTTAAACCGCTACGGAGGAAGATGACAGCTCTTGACGGAAATTGTATTGCTTGACGCTTTGCAAGCGTTCATTAAAGAGCAAACAAAGAACATCATGCTTTCCACTCGCCCGGAAAAGGGCGGTACCGTGAAAGGCACACCGGGCAAACGCGCCGCCGAGGTTCACAAAATGCGGCTTCCCGACAAGAATGCTGAAACAAAGCGCATACCCTATGTGCTTTTGCAGGTGATAACGGGCGTACATGAACAAAACCCGGGGTACAACCCGGAACACACTTGCAAGGTGCGAATTATCATCGCTACCTATTCGGAGGACGGCGGCGAAGGCGCGAACGATGTTTTAAATGTGCTTACCCGCATACGGGTAGCACTCTTAAAAGCCGGGGAGGTCGGGGAGCAGTTCCTGCTCCGAAGCCCCGTGGAATATATCATTTACCCGGAGGACACAAACCCGTACTACTTCGGCGAAATAATGTCTGTATGGGAAATGCCTCACATAAAGCGCGAGATAAACGCGCTTTTATTTGACGAAATCACAACCGAAACGGAGGTAATGTAATGGCAACGAAACCAAAAAAGCCGGACGAAGCGGCGGTAAATGCCGCCGCCGAAAACGAAACACCCGTGACAACCGAGGAAACAACGACAGCGGATTTCAGCGCGGGAAGCGGAATCCCCGTAACAACCGAGGAAGCAACGGCGGCGGAATCCGCATCGGGAAGCGGGAAGCCGTCCCCCCAAAGAAAGCCCCCTATTTTTGTCTACGTGGGTCCGTCGCTTCCCGGCGCAATCTTGAAAAGCAATACTGTTTTGAACGGAAGCCTCGAAGAAATAAAGGGCTACTATTCGGAATTGTTGGGAAATTATCCGGAAATAAAATACGACATGGTGAAGCGGTTGATTGTCCCCTTGTCCCAACTCGCAACATCCCGTCAAAACATAGAAAAGCCGGGGAACATTTTAAACAAATATTGCACCGACCTTGCGGCCGAAATTCAAAAGGTGCGAGAGCGATTGCACGGGAATGGAGGTAAAAAATAATGGCGGAGTTCAAACACGGCGTATCTGCCCGACAAGCCGAAACATCCTTAACCGTCCCGAACGTAGCGGGAAGCGGAATTACCTTCGTGGTAGGGACTTCCCCCGCGCATATGGTTGAAGGCGGCAAGGTGCAAGAACCCGTTTTCGGTGACAGCTATAATCAAGCCGTTCGTCAACTCGGATATTCCGACATGTGGACAGACGAGAACGGCAACCCTTACTACAGCCTTTGCGAAGTTATGTTTACGCATTACAGACTTTACGGGGTGCAGCCTGTAATATTCGTAAACGTGCTTGACCCCGAAAAGCACGGGCGTACCGTTGATGCGCAAACATATCAAGTCGTTGATGGGCGCGTAAGGCTTCCCCTTGAAGCCCTTATCGACACCGTAGAAGTGAGTAATTATCAACGCGGCGGCGATTACGAGTTGTTTTACGATAACAACGGACTTGTTCTTGAAATTTTAGAGGGCGGAAGCATATCCCCTACCACAACCGCTCTTTCGGTCGGCTACGTAGCGGTTGACCCCTCCCAAGTCACAAAAAACGATATTATCGGCGGTTTCGATATTGTCACGAAGCAATATACGGGCTTTGAACTGATAGATTCCGTGTTTTCAAAATTCAATGTCGTTACCGACATCGTAATTTGCCCCGGTTGGTCGCACGACCCCGAGGTTGCCGCAATTATGGATGCGAAATGCCAAGCGATAAACGGCATATTTACCGGCAAATGCATCATTGATGCGGACACGAATGAAGTGCGACATTTCGCGGACACCGTAGCATGGAAACGGCAAAATAATATTTTCGGCAAAATGCAAATTTTATGTTGGCCGAAACTTGCGTTAGGCGACAGGGTATTTAATTTTTCCAGTCAGCTTGCCGCGCATATCGGGCAAAATGACACCCGAAACGGAAGCATTCCTTCCGACAGTCCTTCAAACCGCACGATGCAAATTAACACGGCGGTTCTCGCCGACGGTACGGAAGTGTGGCTCGAACTTAACCAAGCCAATATGTTAAACAGCAACGGCGTAGTTACGGTGATGAATTTTATCGGAGGCTATGTATGCTGGGGCAACTGGACGGCATGTTTCCCGGCAAATACGGACGTTAAAGACTTCTTCATTAACGTGTCCCGTATGTTCGGTTGGGTAGGCAACTCCCTTATCCTGTCATTTTGGAACAGGATAGACCGTCGCATGACGGCGCGGTTCGCCGACAGCATCGTGGACAGCGGAAACATATGGTTGAACGGGCTTTCAGCCGCCGAGCATCTTTTGGGCGGTCGGCTTGAGTTCCGACCGGAAGATAACACGTTGGTGGATATAATGTCGGGCACCATCCGCATACGGGTGTTTATGACGCCGCCGAGTCCGGCGCGTGAAATTGAGTTCATACAAGAATACGATGTGTCATACGTCATGGCGGCGTTCGGCATAGCGGCGTAAAGGGGTGAATTATAATGTCAAGAGCAGGACGCATTGACGAAACCATTATCAATTTCCAAGTATATGAGGACGACATAGAGTATTACGGCATGGCGGAAGTAACAATGCCGGAAATAAGCTATATTACGCAAGAAATTTCCGGCGCGGGTATTGCCGGAAATATCGAGTCCGTAGTTTTGGGGCATTTTGAATCAATGACGCTCGGGTTGTCTTTCCGCACTCTTACAAAGGATGCAATTTCCTTGTTAGAGCCGCGTGAACACCAACTCGAATTGCGCGTAGCGCAACAAAATCGGGACACCGTAGGTGCGACAACAAACGTTGTTGCATTGAAACATGTTTTTGTGGTCAAGCCGAAACAACTTTCACCCGGAAATGTAGCACCGGCAAGCCCGGCAGACGCTTCCGGCGAATACGCGGTATCGTATTGGAAAACGTTGATTGACGGCGAAAAAGTCCTTGAAATCGACCCTCTCAATATGATTTATTTCGTCAACGGAAGGGATTATTTAGAACCCGTCAGAGCTGCGTTAGGAAAATCATAACAAGCGTTAAATAATAACCGAGAAAAGCCGGCGGACAACAACACCGCCGGCTTTTTCGATAAAAAAACAGGGAGGAATTAAACCATGGAAGATACAAGCAAAAACACAAACAAAAGTGCAGACAAGCAAAACACCGCAGCAGACAGCGGGACGTATGTACACACATTTAAAAAACCCTTTAAGTTCGACGACACGGAATACAAAACAATGAACTTTCATTTCGACCGATTAAAGGGTGAAGATATGATAAAAATTGAAAGCGAAATGACGGATAACAACGAAATCGCCGTGGCGGCGGAAGTGTCGAAAAGTTATCAGGCACGACTTGCGGCACGGGCGGCAAAAATCGGCAGCGATGTTATTGCGGCTATGCCTGTCGGCGATTTTAACGCCATTACGAACGCGGCACGCCGTTTTTTGTTAGGTATGGACTAACGAAAAACCCTTGTAAGTGGATACGAAAAGAAAGCTATCGGTTGGCAAAAGCGGAAGTGTCAAACACTCCCGTTTCGTACTGGGTATCAATCCCCATCCCGGAATTTATCGCGTGGATTAAGGATATAAACGAAGCGGCAAAAGAAGATGAACGCCGCCGACCCAAGCAGAAGTCAATTCCGAGAACAAGGCGATAAATATAATGTGTCCGAATCGGACACAACGCGGCAAGGCGGAAGAAATTCCGCCTTGTTTGTGTGCGCAAAGGGGGTTTGTTTGTGGGCGGACGGTCGGAATATGAGCTTTTACTTAATTTGAAAGCGGCATTGGGTCCGAATTTCAGTCAAACGTTTCAATCTGCAAACAACCAAACCCGCGAATTGCAAAATTCCCTTCAAGGTATCAAACAAAGGCAAGCGGAGTTAAGCCGTCAAATGAAGGTATCCGGGGCGGATACCGGACGATTGACGCAAGAAAACGAGCGTTTGCAACGCGCGTATGAAAATGTAAAGCACACCCAAGAAAATTTGTCGAGAGCAACAAGCGCACTCAATGAAAACAAACGAGCAATAAGCGCGACGCAACGAGAATTGGTTTTTACGCTCGGAAAAATAACCGGTGCGGCGGTTGCTGTTTATGCGGCATTTGTTCGCCCGGCGGCGGCGTTTGAATCAAGCATGGCGGACGTTCAGGCAAACACCGGCATGACCGCCGATGAAATGTACAAACTTCAAAGCGAAATACGGGCAATGGGGCGCGGCGGAATCTACAGCGGTCAGGAAATCGCGGACGCATTCAGGCGGGTTGCCGTCGGCGGCCAAAGCGTTTCCGAAAGCATAGAGATAATGCGGGCGTCGCAGGTGTTGGCAAACGCAACGGGTGAAGATTTGCAAGGCACAATGTATTTTCTCGGTGCGTATTTAAGAAAAACGGGAAAAGATTATGCCTATTTAGAGCGTTATATAAATGTGTTTTCGAAAACTACGCGAGATACCGGCATCGGTCTCGGTACATTGCAAGATTATTTATTCCGCGCAAACGCTTCCTTGCAATTGGCGGGGATAAGCGGCACGGAAGCAACCGCAATTTTCGGGCAGTTATATCAAGCCGGTGTTCAGGGCGCGAGCGCGTACAGCGGCTTTCAACAAGTGATACAAAGCCTTATGTTGCCGTCGGACGGTGCGGCGGCGGCATTAAGGACATTGGGAATAAACGTGCAACAAATGAAAGCAAGCGGTTACGATATGACCGAAATAATGTTTCGTGTGGGCGACGCAATGGAAGGCGTCGAGGACAGCACGAAACGGCTTTCGTTAATGCAGGAACTTTTTACACAGCAAACCGCATTTGCATTTGCGGACGAACTCTTTAGCCAACGCGACGTATTGCGGGATATAATCCCCGAATTATACGAAGCGGGGGACGCGGCACACGGTTCCGGGATTGCATACCAAAGAGCCGCCGACCGCACACGGGATTTTAATTCTCAAATGCAAAAATTGAGAAACGCAATCGCCGATTTCAGAAAATCCGTAGGCGTAGTTTTGTTGCCGGTTTTAACGCAAGCCGTAGGCGTCTTAACAGACATCGCGGTTAGGGTTGCGGAATTTGCAAACGAAAACCCGCAACTTATACGAACGCTTTTTATGGTTGCCGCTGCGCTTGCCGCCGTTAAGGTCGCGGTGGTTGCCGGGAAATTGGCGTTTTTGCAAATAAAGCAACCTATCCTTGTCGTAAAAGCAGCAATCGCGGGATTCAAAGCAAAAAAAGCCATTGCAGGGGTTGCGAAACTAGGAATAGCAGTCGGAGCAACAGGCGGAAAATTCGCAAAGTTCGGAAAAATATTTAAGGTTTTGGGCAAGAAGCTGTTGCCGATTATCCTTCTTGTAACCGTACTTGCCGCCGTTTTCGGAAAAATGAGCGGGGAAGGTGAATCCTCCGCCGGACCGCTTGAAATTCTGCAAGGCATTTTAGAAAATATCCGCCCTGTACTTCAATTGGTCGCGGAGCGCATCGGGGAGCTTGCGCAAAAAATCTTCCCCATTTTAGCGGATATGGCTAACAAGGTCGTATCCGTGTTGGGTGAATTGATTTACTCAATTTTGCCCGTTCTTGTTTCATTGGTAAAAGAGTTGTTGCCGATAGTTTTAGACTTGGCAACTTCTGTTTTTGCGGTATTGGTTGAAATTTTAAAAGATGCGATACCGCTTTTTACAGAGTTAATCAGCGCAGTATTGCCGATGCTGTTGAATGTAATCACAACATTGTTGCCGGTGTTTAAGGAGTTAATAACAACTGTTTTCGCGGCATTTATTGACATAATTACCGCGCTGTTGCCCGTTATTAGGGAATTGATAACCGCAGGGCTTGGCGTTTTAATGTCATTGTTAGAGGCACTGCTTCCCGTCGTTGTAATGTTGCTTGAATCGGGACTCGGCGTTTTGATGTCCCTGTTAGGGGCGTTGCTTCCCGTTGTCGTAAAGCTCCTTGATGCGGGACTCGGCGTTTTGATGTCCCTGTTAGAGGCATTGCTTCCGGTCGTTGTAATGTTAATTGAATCGGGACTCGGCATTTTGATGTCCCTTTTAGGGGCATTGCTTCCGGTCGTTGTAATGTTAATTGAATCGGGACTCGGCATTTTGATGTCCCTTTTAGGGGCGTTGCTTCCGGTCGTTGTAAAGCTCCTTGATGCAGGACTCGGCGTTTTGATGTCACTGTTAGAGGCGTTGCTTCCCGTCGTCGTAATGTTGATTGAATCGGGACTCGACATTTTGATGTCCCTTTTGGGGGCGTTGCTTCCCGTTGTCGTGATGCTCATTGAATCGGGACTCGGCATTTTGATGTCCCTTTTGGAGGCATTGCTTCCCGTTGTCGTAATGTTGATTGAATCGGGACTCGGCATTTTGGTGTCCCTTTTGGGGGCGTTGCTTCCTGTCGTCGTAAAGCTCATTGATGCAGGACTCGGCGTTTTGATGTCGCTTTTGGAGGCATTGCTTCCCGTTGTCGTAAAGCTCCTTGATGCGGGACTCGGCGTTTTGATGTCGCTTTTGGAGGCATTGCTTCCTGTCGTCGTAAAGCTCATTGATGCGGGACTGGACGTTTTGATGTCCCTGTTGGAGGCATTGCTTCCTGTCGTCGTAAAGCTCATTGATGCGGGACTGGGCGTTTTGATGACGCTTTTGGAGGCATTGCTTCCTGTCGCTGTAATGTTGATTGAATCGGGACTGGACGTTCTGATGTCCCTTTTGGAGGCATTGCTTCCTGTCGTTATAATGCTGATTGAATCAGGATTGGACGTTTTCATGTCCATTTTGGAGGCGTTACTTCCCGTCGTTGTAATGTTGATTGAATCGGGACTTGGTGTTTTGATGGCGACCATGCAAGCACTTATGCCGATTATAACCGTGCTTGCGGAAATCTTTTCCGACGCTTTGGGCGCGTCTATACAATCGGTGGTTGGAATTGTTGACGGGATGATGCAGGTTTTAAGCGGCTTGATTAACTTCATAACCGGCATTTTTGCGGGCAATTGGTCAAAAGCATGGGAAGGCATCCGGGATATTTTCGGCGGAATTTTTGAAACACTCGGAGCAATGTTCAAAACTCCCATCAACGCCGTTATCAGCTTAATTAACAGCGCGATAGGCGGCGTTAACAGACCGGGTATTTCCATTCCCGATTGGGTGCCGGTAATCGGCGGGCGCGATTTCAGAATAAATCTCCCTGAAATACCCATGCTTGCGAAGGGTTCTAACCGTTCGCCGGATACCTTTATTGCCGGCGAAGAAGGTCCGGAGCTTATCACAGGCGCAAAAGGTCGCAAGGTATTTACCGCAAAAGAAACTGCCGATATTTTCGGCAAATTACAGGGGCTCGGGCTTGCGGGTTCGCCGGAAACAAAAGAAACCGTATCCGCATTAAGAAGCGCGGGAGGCAAAAAAGCGGCGGAGTATGTAAAACCGCCCGAAGTAAGGTTGCCTACCGTTTATGTTCCGACTTCCGGCAGCGGACGCGGGGATATGTTCATTGATTTCAGCCCGGTCATACACGCAAGCGGTGAGCCGGGAGAACTCGAAGCAAAACTTGAAGCTGCCTTCGAGCAATTTTTAGAGCGTGTAAAAGAGTGGATAGAGGAGCAAGACGAGGACAGGGAAAGGGGTTCATATGCCTAAAATTTATAACACCGCTTTAGGTGATATGTGGGATTCCGTAGCCTTTAAGGTTGGTTTAACGGAATCCCATACCCGCACCCTCATGGAAGCAAATATCGAATACGCGAGATACTATGTTTTTCCGGCAAACATCCGACTGGTTATTCCCGACGTGCCGCGTCCCCGCCCGGAGGGGTTGCCGCCGTGGAAGCGGGGTGAATCATAATGCAAGCTCGGCGCACGGACTTAATTGTTTTCGTCAACGGCACGGATATAAGCACAACCGTCGGAGGTTATATTCAATCTTTATCGTATACGGACAATGAAGAGGACGAAGCCGACGATTTACAAATAACAATGGATGATAAAGACCGTAAATGGTTGGGATGGCTTGAAACCGCAAGGGGCGCGGAATTACGCGCAATGATACGTCAACGCGAATCCGGCGGAAACGGCGGCGGTTTCCTCGATTGCGGCGCGTTTGAACTCGATGCTCCCGGTTACGGCGGCCCCCCGGCAAAGGTTACGTTGAAAGGCACTTCCCTTCCGCACACGTCGAGTGTGCGTTCGGAAGCCCGTACAAAAGCATGGGAAAATGTTCCGCTTTCCGCCATTGCAAAGGAAACAGCGAAAAGCAACGGTTTAGTTTGTATGTTTGAATCATCATACGACCCGTTTTATACCCGCCGGGAGCAAATTCAGACTTCCGACATTGTTTTTTTGCAACGATTGTGCAATAACGCAGGAATATCGCTAAAGGCGACGGATAAAATCCTTGTCCTTTTTCAGCAAAAAGACTATGAGGCAAAAGGGACTGTCCGAAAAATCGTATACGGTGAATCGGACGTACTCAAATATAAGTTCAAGCAACAAACAAATGATTGCGATTATGCCCGATGTCACGTCACATATACCGACCCGCAAAGCGGCGAAACGATAGAATCCGCCTTTTCCGCGCCCGGCGCAACCGGGAATCAAACATTGGTTGTTAATGAAAAAGTGAGCAGTACCGGGGAAGCAGAAAGCGTGGCGCAAGCTCGGTTACGCGACAAAAACAAGGAAAGGCAAAAAGCTGAATTTACCCTTTCGGGTGATATTCGACTGGTTGCGGGTGTAACCGTTGTTGTAGAAGGTTGGGGGCTTTTTGACGGCAAGTACATTATCGAAAAAGCGAAGCACAGCGTTTCCGGAAGCGGATATACCGTGCAAATTAACGTGCGGTTGGTATTGGAGGGGTATTAGTGGGCGGAATCGGCGGCGCAAGTAGTCTGCAAGAAATGTCTGCACTCAATAACCTTGTCAGGGTCGGGTATGTTTCGGATGTTGATGTCGAAAATCGCAGTGCGCGGGTTACTTTTAACGATAAAACAGATGAAAGCGGAAATTCCCTTGTTTCCGGATGGTTGCGGGTTATTGATAACCGCCCCTTAATCACGCACGAAAAATGGGTTGTGGAGGTCGGGCAAGAAAATAAATACGAATACGAAGCGCATTATCATTCGCACCCTCGTGACTTGGGCTTGGGCGAAAATTACGTTCAAACCGCGCCGAATCCGGACGTTTTTACGAATCGCAAAGTCGTTAAATATGAAAAACGAGAAACCATAAACGAAAACGAACCGCTGCGATGCGTTGACGACCCATCGGGGCATATTCCGCCGCCGCCGCATCCGGTTTCATGCACAATATGCGGCGCACCCGTGCGGGAATGCCCCATTCACGGCGTAATTGAACATAAATTGCACCATCAAAGAACGACCGTTTATCCGTGGCTTCCTTATGTGGGGCAATTTGTTTTGTGCCTGTATCTTCCGAACGGAGAACACGACGGCGTTGTGTTGGGAGGGCTTGACTGATGGCAAACGTAGGAACTTTGGGCAATATCGTTTTTTCCGCGTCGAGCCGCAAGATAAGTACCATTGACGATATAACGTGGAGCAATTCCGCGCAATACGCTTCGCATAATCGGCATTTACGGGCAACATTACTTGAATTTACCGGAACGGACGCAGGAAGCATCTCCTTCACCATGTATTTTTCGGTATTTATGGGTGTTGACCCGATGACGGAAATTACAAAGCTGTTAAATGCATTGCGTGACGGTGAAGCAATGCGCTTAGTGATAGGAACGCGGGCATTCGGTCGGCATAAATGGGTAATTACGCGCGTGTCAAAAACGTTGGAGCGTTTCGACAGGAGCTGGTCATTTAATTGTTGCCGGCGCAAACGTATCCCTCAAAGAGTACGTGACACGGAGGAATTGACGATGGGTTTCTTGGTGACAGCCGACGGAAATATGGTCAACAACCTCGCGCCGGCTACGTTGGTTGACGAAATAAGTCAAAACATTTCAACAATTTTGCTTACGCCAAAGGGCAGCGTACCCCTTGACCGTAACTTCGGGACATCGTGGCAATTTATCTCCCGCAACACGCCGGCGGCGGAATCAATGATTGTTTCGGATATTTTGGATGCAGTCGAAGAATACGAACCCCGCGCCGAAATTTTAAGCATTACATTTGACACCAATGAAATGACAGGACAGATAATACCGCGATTAGAGGTGAGTATACGTGCAGACTCTCAATAATGATTACCCGGAAATCAGCTTTGTTGACAGGGACGTTGACCCGCTCGTTCGAAATTTAATTTTAACTTACGAGCGGTTCACGGGTCGGACGCTTTTTCCGGCAGACCCCACACGGCTCTTTATTTTATGGATTGCCGACATTATTGTGCAAGAGCGGGTAATTATTAACGATTCCGCAAAGCAAAATGTACCCCGCTACGCGCGGGGCGATTTTTTTTTCGCAACGGAAGAGAATGTCGGCATTCCGCCGGGCGAGTTGTTCGCGGACGTTTCTGCCGTTTGCATCACGGAAGAACCCGACGGGCAAGGAGGAAGCGTTACCGTAGGGGCGCGGGGTAACGGATTTTTGCCGGGGCAAATTACGCGAATTGTAGACGTTTTTCCGAATTTTCATGCCGTCGAAAATATAACGACAAGCGAAGGCGGCGCGAACCGCGAAGAGGACGACGCCTACTATGTACGCATGAGCGAAGCCCTCGAATCATTCACAACCGCAGGGTCGTTGGGTGCTTATATTTTTTGGGCGAAAACGGCTTCTCCCCTGATTGCCGATGTACGCCCCACCAGTCCCGAGCCGGGCGTGGCGGATATTCGGATTTTGTTGCAGGGCGGACAATTACCCGGCGATGAAATGTTACAGCTCGTACACGATACTTTGTCGGACGGCGAAAACGACGGGGTAAGGCCGTTTACCGATTATGTAATTGTCAAACCTCCCGACCCGGTTTACTTCGACATTGACCTCGTGTATTTCATACCAACGTCGAGCCGCAACAGTGAAACCACAATTGCGCGCGCCGTTGAAACGGCTGTCACGGACTATAAAGAATGGCAAAGTCAACGCATGGGACGCGACATAAACCCGGACAAATTAACGACACTGATAAAAACAGCCGGTGCGAAACGGTCGGAAATCACAACGCCGCAATTTACCGTTATACACGATACGGAAGTCGCAATTGTCCGAAATGTAAACATAGTTTACGGAGGATTGGAAGATGAATGATGTTTACGAAATTGATTTCACTCGCGCCCTTCCGCCAACCTTAAAAAACGACCCGACTACTCTTGCGCTTGCCCGAACGATTGCCGAACCGTTGCAGGAAAATATAAAAATGGCGCGGCTAACGCTTATCTATCACCGGATAGATGAATTTGACCACGATGTTCTTGACGTTTTGGCGCGAGATATGCACGTTGACTGGTGGGACGATACCCACCCGGTAGAGATTAAACGGCGCGTATTGCGTGACAGTGTGCGGGTTCATATGCGATTGGGAACGCGGTTTTCGATAAGAACCGCCTTGCGAAATGTTTTTCCGCACACAGACGTACAGGCGTGGTATGAATACGGAGGCACTCATCATCGTTTCCGAATTATCCTTGATTTGACGGACGCAGATACAAGGGTGGACTTTTCCCGCTTAAAGCGCACAATGCACACGTTCAATCGCTTAACGATTCATTTAGACGATATACTGCTACGATTCCGCGCGGAAAAAATTCCTGTTGTTATTGCCGGCGGGTCGAAGCACGGCGTTCAACATTTATCGCACCCGCATTACAGAGACCTTTCGCGGCAACACCCCACAGATACATCCGCCGTCGCCAAGGTCGGAATAACCGAACACGCTATCCGACATACCGTAACCCCGCATAAGCGGGGTTTATTCATGCCGCGATATGAAGCAATGCCTGTTTTCGCAGGGCGAGCGGGAACGCTGCAACACGTCGTAATGCATACAGCATTACCGCAAGGACGGTAAATTCAAGTACAACAAGGAGGTAATAAAATGGCAAGATTCAAAACAATTTTAACAAACCGAGGTGCGACGGCATTAGCCCTTGCCATGTATGAAGGGGGTACAGTGCTTCCCGATTTTGTTCAAATGGGAAGCGGCATTTACGCAGGAGCGCAAGCAGAAGTTACGGAAATCGTAACGCCATTGACCGTTGACGTTAGAATTGCCGGTCGGGAGTTTATTGAGGCAACGGGCGGCGAACCGTCTAAATTGCAAATCTCGTTGCAAACATTTAACACCGGCTTAACAACGGCTACACCTATCCGCGAAATTCTTCTTTATGCAAACAGTAACGGCGGCACGGACATGACGAACGCCATTCCTTTTGCCTATGCGTGGCTTGACGGGCCGGATACGGATAACATCTTGCCGCCGCCATTGACGCCCGGAACGCACGACACCATACATTTGCATGAGCTTGTTTTATTCGTGACAAACCAAGAGGTCGCACACATTGAAGTTAGCTTTACCTTCAACAGCTTCGTTACTCACGGACATTTGGCGGATACCTTGGAGCAACACAACACAAGCGATACCGCGCACGAAAACCGTTTCGCCGCCATAACAAGCGCGATGGGCGGCGTGGGAAACATCGTCGGCAACCACCTCCAAGACGGCGCGAACCTTGAAGCAGTACACGCGGCGGAAATTTCCGCCTCACCGCATAACGGTAATGTATGGTCGTGGATTCGCGCCCGTATCCGTGCAGGAAATTACAGCGGCATCCGTATCGGAGATTGGATACAAATAACCGTAAGCGGCAATGTCGTTATTATGGAGGTTGCCGGGATAAATACGTATACACGCTCGGTTGCCGGAGGCACTGCAATACCCAACCATATTGATTTTATCAGTCGAAATTTATTTCCTGAACATCGTCAGTTCAATCGAGTCCCTTTCAATAACGGCATTTTGGGTGCGGAGTCCCCGTGGGCGGCGTCAGACCTTCGTGCATGGCTTAATGGTTTACAAACAGATGTGCCGAACGGAGTCGGTGCAAATCCGGAAACGATTAGCGTGGACTATACGATAATCGGCCTGTTTCCTCGGCTTCCCGAGCAATTACGAGCGGTTATTGTTCGAAAGAACAGTGTCGCCGCCGGTCGCTTTTCGTTCGGAGTGTTGCTCACCGACGATAATGTGTCCGGTGGGGGTGGCCTCGACAATTTATGGATTCCTTCCGAAGTTGAAGTTTTTGGCATTGTTGTTCACGGAACATGCGGAATCAGTCATGCAGGAGGAGTGCAATATCCTATTTTCGCCAACAACATGTCAAGGGTTACGAAAACCGTAGGTGGTGTATCTTTGGGTTCGACATGGTGGCTTATGATACCTCAAAGCGGTAATTCTTCTGCTGTTTCTGCTGTCCAAAGTGGGGTGCGCAATATTGCAATCGGGCTTGCCGCAAATACTACACTTGGCGTACCCCTGTGTTTCCGCATCGCGTAGTTTCGCTCGTTTTGACGGTTTTCGCAGTTTTACCTTTCAACCCCAACAAAAATCAAGGAGGCTTCGTATGGACAACGAAAACATCGAAAACATGGAAAAACAAGCACGAATAAACGCTTTAAAAATCGCCTTGCGGCAAACAGACAGCCAAGCAATAGCTCATTTAGAATCCGCTGTAGGCGCAATCTTGCAAATGATGAAACCGGCGCAACGCGCTTCGGTACTTCTCGCGCTCGCCGAATATGAACAATTATCGCCGGAA